GTAGCGGTTGCGGCGGCTGCGGCGGTGGTGGATGCGCTGCGGGATGATGACGACGATGAAACATGGGCGGAAAAATGGCTGGAAGCTTTTCGGGGAGATTATGAAAAGGCAGAGAGTGGCGGAGAGAAGATCATGGCGTTTTTATCTTCCAACGTGGGACAGAATACAAATCCTTTTACCTATATTCCATACTTGAAGGATGTGTTTTCCGCATTGCAGGGGTTTACCGTGCAGAGGACAGATATTGGATGGGTAAATGACATCATCAAAAGTGGAAATGTGCTGATGCAATACATACAAGGAGAAAGCCCATATACATTTGCAGCGGTGCTTGCCAATACAGCAGCCAGTCTTTCCAAAGCGACAGGTTTGCCTATTGCCAGTGCGAAACGTGATATGGAAGCAATCAAAAATACTGTCATCAATCAAGCGATGGGGCTGGAAGCACAGTACGAAAACAAAAAGCTGACATACGCCTTAGGCAGTGAAAAGAATGTTTCTGCGTATGTAAAAATGATGATCGACGCCAAACTGAGCGGCAATGACAAACTGGCAACCAGAATTTACAACGAGATGGTAAATGCAGGGATTTCCAACGAAAAAATGGAAAGCCAGTTGGGAAGCAAAGAAAAGGAAAAAATCAAAAAAGACAGCGTGGCAATGGAGGCAGTGGAAGCATACGCCAAAAAGGATTATGATACATACACACAAAAACTGGATGAACTGCGGAAGAAATACAGCCAGAAAAATATCGAGAGTGCAATCAGAAGTATGTACAAAGCAGCATACGGAGAGGATGATATTGAAACATTCGACACGATCTCGCAGGAATTCTGGGAGAAAGAGGAAGAAGTGGAAAGTTCCCAATTCAAAACAGTCATTGATGCCATGATGGAGGCGAAGTTATCAGGAAAACTTGGAGAAGCCACAAAGCTGTATAACTATATGGTGAACAATGGACTTCCAAATGACAAGTTAGATTCTGCCATTGACAGTAGGGAAAAGGAACTGCTGAAAAACGATCCTTTGATAAAAGAGGGAGTGGAAGCTTTCCATGAAGGAGACGCAGACAGATATGTGGATATTGTGGAACAATTAAAAAATAAAAACTACTACGCAAGAAATGTGACAAGTGCCATTGAAAGCATGCATGACAAATTATACGGGGAGGATGATGAAGATACTTTTGAAACCATCACGCAGGACTTCTGGGAAGAAGATGAAGCGGATGAGATGGTAAGCTATGAGTTGCTGTTTAACGCCTTTTGGAACGGAAGCAGAGGAACCTATAACGAAGTTTGGGGATTGCTCAATGCTGCGGGGAAAGAGGACAAGAGTATTCGAGCCAGTATGAGAAATCGGTGTTATGACGCATACTGGAAGGCGGAAGGTGAAGGAAATACAGAAGAAATGAACAAAGCCGCGGCAGAATACCAGAGAAACGGCGGGAAACTGGAAACACTACTGAAACCGCCAAAGGAATAAAGAAGGGAGGGGGAAACCCCTCTCTTTTTTTGGTAGGATGAATGGGAGGTGATGGGTATGGAAGCGGAATTGATCATGATGGGGCTTTCTTCCATTTGTTCCTTTCTGGCGGCGTACACGATGTATAAGATCCAGAAACGGGAAAAGTTGGAAGAAGAAAGAAGAAAAGCGCGGGACCAGGAGCACAAGCAAAAAGAAAAGGCGAGAGAACAGTTTGAGTTATATCTTATCCGCAGCAACAATGCAGCCATGGCACTGGGAGAAGCAACGGCAAGGGCAGTGCAGCGGATTCCTGACGCAAAATGCAACGGGGATATGCACAAGGCGCTGGAATATGCGGAAGCGGTGAAACATCAGCAGAAGGAGTACCTGCATCAAAAGGCGGTGGAGAACATTGTCTGAATACGAAGTAATCAAGAAAAAGAAAAAAGAATTTTCAAAAAAAATCATGAACATGGAAATGGCGCTTTTGTGGGTAAATACATTGGGTGTATTGGGGCTAGCGTATCTTTGTGTATTAAAATCATTTGACGCGGCTTTTCCATGGCTGACGGCTATGGTGACGCTGCCATGGGCGGCATGGGGCGTTAGCAAGACGGGGTATACCATGAAATCCGTGAAAGAGAACACGCAAGGAGGAATTGTCTATGAAAACATGATGCAGAACAAAGGAGGCGGTGTGTGATGCTGGAAGTTGTATGTGCATTTATCCTGGGGTTTTTGATAGGCGCAGGATGTGAAGGAGCAATAAAGAAGTGAAAGGAGGATGGGAATGAAAGAAGTGAATATTCAGAATCTTTTGACAGTGAAAAGCATTGTGACACTGGTTTTGACATTGGTATTTGCGTACCTGTCTATTACAGGGCATATCAGTGGGGAACAGTTCCTGACCATTTTCAGTGTTGTGATCGCTTTCTATTTTGGTACCCAGTACCAGAAGGGAAAGGAGGAGGACAATGGTACCGATTAAAGTCAATCTGGCAAACCCTGCAAATTATGGAGGGAAAAGAAGCAAGATCGAGTACATTGTAGTACATTACACGGCAAACGATGGGGATAGCGACGAAGGAAACGGAAGTTACTTCCACAACAATGTCGTGAACGCATCCGCTCATTATTTTGTCGACGGTGACAGTATTACCCAAAGTGTACCTGACAATTATGTCGCATGGAGTGTAGGCGGGAAAAAATATCCAAACTGCGGGCAGACAGGCGGCGGGAAGTTCTATGGGAAGTGTACCAACAGCAATTCCATTTCCGTGGAACTTTGCGACAAAGTGAAAAACGGAAGATATGATTTCACGGAAAAGACACTGCAGAACGCCGCAGACTTGGTACGTCTGCTCATGAAAAAATATGGTGTGCCTGTGGAACGGGTGATCCGGCATTTTGATGTGACCGGGAAAAAATGCCCGGCACCCATGGTGGATAATGTGCAGATGTGGAACGATTTCAAAGAAAGGCTGGTGGAAGAAGTGACAAAGTATTATGAAAACATCAATGAAGTGCCTACATGGGCAAAGCCTATGGTACAGGAGCAGATCAATAATGGATGTTATGCAGACAAAAATGCACTGCATCTGAGTGATGATATGCTGCGGACAATGGCGATTATGCAGAGAAATAAATAAAAAAACACACCTATTTTTTGCGGCGTGTTGCATGGCGTGTTGCATGGCGTGTTGCATATGTGATTGTTTTGTTTCAGAAATGATATGAAAATCTCAAAAATGGCGACCGTAAAACATGTTACAAATGGCGGAATATCAACGAAAAGTTGAGTTTTCCTGGTTTTGTTGTGATTTGAATGATTATGATGTTAGAGAGTTCGAGTCCCACCAGCCGCACTGAAGAAACCTTGAGAAATCAAGGTTTCTTTTTTTTCGTGTTGCATTTTGTGTTGCATCACTGAAAATGTTCGGAAAAATAGTGGTTGATTGTGCTGGAAATTTCTTGTTCTTTTTGAATAATAATGTGCTGATATACACCTTTGAGCATGGCATTCGTAGCGTGCCCCATACGTTTCATTGCATATTTATCTGGAACATTATTAGCAAGTAGCATAGAAGCGTAATAATGGCGTAGATCATGAAAGCGAATATGAGAAATACCAATCTGCTTTGTCAGTGTAATAAAATTGTTTGTTACCTGAGAAGGAAGAAGATTGACAACAGGTTCAGCGGCTCTTTTGCCAGAAGAAATTTTCTCCAATTCTTTTCTTGTAAATTCTGGCATATCAAGAATACGGTTGCCAGAAAATGATTTAGGAGATTTTTCTACCCACTTTTTCTCATCATTCAAAACAACGGATGTTCTGACGTGAATTTTATTTTTTGAAAAATCAATGTCACGCCATTTAAGACCACAAATTTCACCACGGCGAAGACCCATTGAAAAGGCAAGAAGAATTGCCAGATACAAGGGGGTATCTTTGGAAAAAGACAAAAGGGACTGCAATTGGATTTCTGTTGGGATCTGCATTTCCTTTTTTTCTTTTTCCGGCAAAGATGTCCGTAAGGTAAAGTCTGGCATGTAAAACGTCAACGCTGCGGAAAGAAGTCCATGCAGATTTCGGCAGGTTTTTGGTGACAAAGTAGCAGCATACATGTTAAACTCTCTTTGAACCATTTGTCGGGTAAGTTTCTGCATAGGAATTTTACCGATATTTTGAAAATGGTTTCTTTGTAAGGAACGATAGCTGCGAATAGTAGCGGGAGAAAGAATATTCGATTTGCTATCAATATAATTTTCAATGGCTTGAGCGACAGTCATGGTTTCAGCAGAACTTCTGCGGGATTTGTTCATTTGGAACTCTGCTGCTAGATACTCAGCCTCTTTACGGGTGGGAGCGGTAAAACGCTCATACACCCGTTTTTGTTTGCCGTTCACAGTAACGGTGTGGCTATAAGCCTGTACAGACCAGTTACCGGACGGCAGTTTTTTTGCTTTTGCCATAGTTTCGACCTCCTTTGATGGAAGGTCGCCATTTTTGAGTTGAGATTAAAAATTAGTCAATAATTTTTTCAATAACAAGTTGCAAATATAAAGGATATGAATTTTCATATCTGGAACATATTATTTTTATATGCTGCCCTTCAGATAATGTGTTAGTATATTCATCTGGAATAACAATCTCAGTATTTGTGAGATGGCCGGAAGAAAAGCAATATCGTAAAAAATGAAGATCTGCTAATGAATTAAAAGAAAATGGGGATAATATAAAACTCTTATCTTTTAGAGAATAAACATATCCATCAAGATAACAAGTGTAAAAATGAAAGTCTCTATAATCTTCACATCTGAGTTTATAATGTTTCCAATGAAAATAACCGGAAATATCAACATCAGGAAACGAAATTTCTTCTTCTTTTGCGAGATATTCATTTTGCAAATCAAGATATTTTCGAAAGTATTCTTCACGGATAGAGTAGACTCTATCAGACATTAATGAACGACAAAAATTTTCAAGGTTATTATGGTTATTATGATACGGATCATCTGGATATAATATGTCGTAATATTTCCAAAAATCATCACCGTAGGGTGGAGAAACCTTATGTTTTAGTTCATCTGTTTTTTCTTTTAGTTTTGATGCAAGAATAAAAATGATATATCCAGCTATACAAATTACATGAAAAGAATCCATACAATTCTCCTTTTACGTTTAGAATATTGTTATTTAATAAAGATCACGTTCCAGTTTATCTTTTATTTCTTCGGTAGAGCCAGAACCAAGGCAGTCCAAACAGGGGGTATATCCTTGATGAGCTGCGTTTTCTATATTAAAGATATAAAAACCATTATCATTATTTAGGTGATAGCAATCATACTTATGATAACGGTAACCCGTTGTTGTGGTTATTACTGCGTATTTATGATAGAATTCATATTCGTCGTAAATTTTTTCTAATTTAGCTTCCGAGTAAAAGTTTTTTTGCTTATATTCATTTTTATCTTCTTCTGCTTGTTGATATTTTTCAAAAAGAGAATTGTTTTCTTCTTTTAATGTATGGTTCTCAATGCAGAAAACAATGTTGCCTACAATACTGAAACAAAATAAAAGAAGGACTGAAACGAACAAAGCTCTTGGAGATATTTTTTTGAGATTACGCTTTGTTTTTATGTTCTTTTCAGTAGAATTATATTGTTTGGAAGTATTATAAAAATCAGCAGAGGAGGGTATATCATTATCTTGAATGATGATATCTTCTGTATCTTTTTCATAATTATTATGAGATTCTATCACTTTATCGTTTAACTGTTCTTGTACTCTTGCAATCAATTTTTTATCTAAATCACAAAAGGCATTATCAATAAAAGCAGTGCGATAAAAAGATAAAATTTCGTTTGTACAATTCGTTTGCGCAGCATGATTATAAAAATAGTTTTTTGTATTTGTACCTGTCAAAGAATAGAATCCAGATTGATAAAATTCAACTTCGAGTATTCTTCGAAAAGCAACCAATGTGGGACTTTGCGCATCCGTTCCAATTTTGTGGGACAAGTATGGCAGTCGTTCAGCATAAACTTTTTTCAATTCATCAAAAGATAAACCATATAATGAAGAACAACCCAATAAAACTTTGTTTGCATAATCCTTTTTGTATTTCGCGGACAAAGGTTCGTTGGAGCCAGATAAAAAATGCTCACAAACTTGCACGCATAAAAACATAATTGTGGAAACGGATGCATAGCGACCTCCAAATAAAAATGTACTTGAAGGATTGTTATATACATATTTGCAATAGAAAATCGTTTGGCATGCAAGAAGGTCTAAATCTGAAGGATTTTCATTATCAGAAATAATAGAAGATAAAATTGCATCTAAATTTTTTTGTTGCTTTTTGCCCTTTGCTTTGAAGTTCATTTCTGAATCGTAAACGTCTGGATTCAATTTTACATTTTGGCTGTCATTCATATTCGGATTCCAGTGTTTCAAAATATAAAGAGCCAACAATGACCATATAACAGCTGCTGTCATATTGGGAGCAGTGTCAACACCCATGGTCAAATAAAGTACAGCAAAAAGAAGATAAACGACGGCAGCGTTGCAAAAAACAACAAGTCGACGTTTCTTTTTTGTCCAGACAGATTTTGAAAACTTGCGAATAAGTAAAGGAATGCCAAGGTAAAGAACGATGGTTAAAGCAAGGTCAAGAATCATAGATAATCCTCCTTAGTTCATTTCACATCAGACTGAAAAGCAATGGCTTTACCAAGAATATACACTTGATCCAGCTGATCCTGTGCGTAAATCATATCCTGATATTTGGAATTTTCCGCCTTTAGGATCAGCAGGTTCTGTTCTGGGTAATAGACTACACGTTTCAGCGTTACATCATCACCGATAGCAACAGCTGCGATTTCGCCATTATCCACCATATCCTGCTTACGGATGAAAACAATATCCCCGTCAAGGATACGGGCGTTTACCATGCTATCACCTTTGGCACGGAGGCAGAAGTCCGCGTGGATGTCAGAGCCGGCTAAAATATAGCTTTCCCGATCTTCATTGGCAAAGATGGGTTTGCCGCAGGCAATCTCGCCAAGCAGCGGGAATTTTTTTAATTTGACGGGATAGATATTGTCAAATTTAGATAAATCCAAAGAATGATTCATCGGAACATCATAGCCCATAAGCCATGCTTCACTTACGCCAAGAGCCATACCAAGAATAGATAGTTTATTTTGGCGAGGTTGAACTTTTCCAGATACATACTGACTTAAATCATTTTTACCGATACGAATATCATATTTTTCACACAACGGTTTGCATTTTTCCAAAATATCAACTTGTTTCAAACCGGTCATGTTCATATATTCCTTCAGTCTATCGGAAGTTGTTTTTTTCATAAAAGTATTCACCACCTTTCAAAAAAACAATAGCACAAATTAAACATAAGTTCAATACAAAATAAAAATAAATTCAAAAAAATTGAATTTTGATATTGCAAAATGGAAAATCGTATGATATGGTAAAGATGTTCAAATAAATTGTACTTTTGAAAGGTGGTGAATGTATGTCTTATGATTATGGGAAATTAAAGGGCAGAATTGTAGAAATTTTTGGTACACAAAAGAAATTTGCAGAAAGTATTGGATTTTCGGAAAGAACATTGTCATTAAAGTTAAATAATAAAGTTGCATGGAAACAGGACGAGATTTCCAAGGCACAAGAACTTCTTAAAATTGAAGATAAAGAAATTAACGATTATTTTTTTAATAGAAAAGTTCAATTTATTTGAATATCCGAAAGGAGGAGTGATGATTGGATAAATATGATGAAATGCTTTCTGAGTTAGAGAATCAACAGAAAGAAATCAAAGAGGCAATAGAAAAAATAAAAAGAGTAAAAAGCATATCACAATGTATTGCTCCAAAATGTGGAAATTGCAGACATTTTTATCAGCATTACATAATCAGCAATGTAAAAAATGAGAATGAAGTTTATTTCTGCAAAGTAAGCAAAGGGCATTGTTCATACCCAAGATTAAAAGACAGAAACGAAGATGATGTATGCAATTATTTTGAACCAAAGGAGAAGCGGATCACTGATGATATTCCTTTGTTCAAATGCACAGGAATGAGATAAAACGAAAAGAAACCAGACAAAAATAGAGGAACAGAGGAAAGAACTTGACAGGAAAAATGGAAAGTGGGTGATTTCATGAAATCGAGATATGGCATCGTAATTCTGGTTAGTGTATTCACAACATTGTTGTTTCAATGCATTATGTGTCAAGTATTTCATACTTTTTGAAATCAAAAGAATGGAAGAAACAGGAAAGGACAGATATAAGATGGACAAACAAAAAAGTATGTCATTGGAAAACGCTTTGGAACTACTAGGATTTTTACTGGAGTGCAAGGAAGGGGAAACAGCGGCTTACCTGACGGCAAATGAGGGAGCGTTTCAGGAGGCAGTAAAAGTGGCGGCTTCCTGTATCGAAAAACAATTACAGATTCAGCGGATCATAAACAATGCCATGCGGCAATGCATGATTTTGCTTGAGGAAGAATGAGGTGATTTTATGAAATCAAATTTTTCCTCTAAGGACAGAGAACTGCTAGGGGAAATCATCAAAAACATGACGCTGTACGGCTACAAGCGGGAAGATGTAGCCGTCATGCTGCATATTTCCGCCACCACGTTAGGGAGAAGACTGCGGGAGCCTTCCACCTTCACGGTGGCAGAAGTCAGAACATTACAAGAAAAGTTGAACATCAAAACAGAGAACATCATTTGAAGGTTGCCATGAAAGAGTTGAGATATGTCTGCTGTAAGATTTGCGGCATGAAATGGAACATAGCAAAAGGACAAGATACCAAAAACGGGTATGTATGCCCACACTGTATATACGAAAGGAAGAACAGAAATGGATATGAGAGAAAAAGCCATGGAAAGAGGGCTGGACGTCGGGAAGAAAATTAAGCACATTCGCCGGCGGGTAAACGGTGAGGACAACGACTACATCAGAAAAGGTGTGGTGGAAGGGCTATTCCGACACATCTTTACAGTACGGATGGAGGCGGGGTATGTGGTGAGCTTCCGATACAACGAGATTTTAGGAAAGGAATCAGAAGGGAGGGTCACACTTGTTTGATCTGGAAAAAATCATGGTGGTTTGTATGGTGATGGTGTTTTTTACAGTGGTATGTTTTGGGGTGTTGATAGAAGAAAACCGGAAACTGAGAAGAAAGGTGGAGCAATATGAAATTCACGGACATTGCCAAAGTGGCGAAAAGAGATAAGGTCTGCTACATCATGGACGATGTGGACGGCAGTCAGTGGTTAAACACCATGGATGCAGTTTACCGATTGGAAGGACTGCCGAAAATGACCAGTGATGATTTTCTGAACCTGTTGGGTGTACCAGAGGACAAGAAAAACAAATGGGAAAGTGGAGAAATGTTTGACGAAGCGGGGCTGACAAAAATAGACAGGTTCGGAGAAGTGGAACTGACAGCTGATCCGGCGGGGATTTCTGTATTTTACAACGGCATGTATCTGACGCCATTTTATACGACGGATGGGGTGTTATGGATGGACGAAGACCTGCTGGAACCGGTGCGGAAGATGGACAGCAAGTATTTAGCTTTTTTCCTGCGAGGCGAAAAGGGAAGAAGAATGGTGGCTGTGAAAGATGGATTGATTCTGGTTGCTGTCATTTCGCCGGTGGTCATGAATGATGATTTTATGGACAAGATCAATATCATGTGGAGAAAGTGCAGACAGGAACGAGGATGGGAAGGAGTGGAAGAAAATGAAATCAGTGCAGATGATCTTTATCACGGAGAAGGGGCAGAGAGTAGTGAATCAGAGCCCGCAGATGCTGGACATGGCGGCAAAGATTGAGGCTGTTGGGGGCGTGGATATTGTTCCCATGAATCCTATCAGTGAAAGAGTATATCTGGCATATGACGCCCAGAAGAACCCGGATGGACCTATGTATGACGGATGGGAAGGGGAGAAGAAGCTCATCCACGGGAAAGGGTTGCTGTTTCGCATGGTGGGCATGATGATCAAGGACCTGACGGAAGAAGACATGAAACAGATGGAAGGAAAAGTAGAGATCATTGGAAATCAAATGGAATTGGAGGCGTAGGGATGGAATACATCAAAGGACTGCTGGTACCGGTGAGAGGAGAGATCCGGCGGGTGGTCATCAAAAACGAACTGAAAGCATTACAGGAAACGGTGGGCGGATATATCGAAACGCTGACACTTGCAGAAGGTGTGGTGCTGATCTGCAACGAAGAAGGGAAGCTGCTGAAACTGGAACCGAACACGCATTTTTATACCATCAACGGGGCCTTCCTTCTGGTAGGCGAGAATGGGGATGAATTCGGGGATTTGACGGAAAAGCAGATGGAGCAGCTGGAAGAATTATTTGCATAAAAAAAGAAGGGCGTTCTCAAAAAGAGAGAGCGTCCTTCCACAGATAATTGAATACGAGATACAGTTTTATGATACCAAAAGAAGGTTGATTTTGCAAGGGACGGGGGTCCCTATGGCTCCTTGATAATGTAATTATCTTTAGAGCCATATCACTATAAGCAGATAGGAATTGAGAGATACATAATTATGAGGTGGAAGGATGCCGAGATATATCAAAAGAATTTGGGCAGGGGATGTATACGAAGCGAAAGAATATTTCTCACCCAGAGAACGAGGAATGAGCTGTGAGAGAGCAGCGAAAGAAAATTTATCATCGGAGGAAATGGCAGAGTACAACTGTCTGGAAGCAAGAAGGAAATGTGCAAGAATGGTGAACGCAAATTTCCGGCAGGGGGATTTATTTTTGACGTTGACGTTCCGGGAAAGGGTAGATGTGGAAAATGCCCTGAGGTTATTCAGAAATTTCATCAGCAGATTGAAACGGCTGCGGAAGCGGAAGGGATACAGTGAGCTGAAATATTTATATGTGGTGGAGAGCAAACGGAAGCGGGAGCATATCCATTTACTGATCAACAAAATGGACATTTCCATGAAAGAGCTTTCCGAGGTATGGGGGCTGGGTCGTGTGATGGTTTCCATACTGGAACCGGGTGGGGACTACACGGGACTTGCATACTACATAACCAAAGAAAATTACAAAGAATACGGCAAGAGATGGAGCGGAAGCCGGAATTTAGAAAAGCCAAAAGTAAAGGTCACTTTGGTTTCGGAGGAAAAGAAAACGAAGCGGCTGCGGGTGCCGAAGAATTACAAGGTCATTGAGGAAGTACAGTATTATTCAGAAATCACAGGACACACAAGATATGTAAGAGCGGTGAAGATCGGAGGCGAGGACTATGGCAATGGAAAAGAAGGGGAGCCACACATGGAGCATCCTGACAGGGAAGGATAAGCGTTGTTTTGTAACCGGGAGAGAAAATGGTTTGCAGAAGCATCACATCTATCATGGAAGTGGGAAACGAGAGATTTCAGACAAGAATGGTTTCTGGTGTTATCTGGTGCCGGAAAAACATCTGGCTGGGCTGGGCGGTTTGCATGCGTACCCGGAGAATGGTCTGGACAGGGCTTTGAAGTGTATCTGTCAGCGGGAATACGAGAAAACACATACCAGAGAAGAATTTATCAAACTGATCGGAAAAAATTACATCATGCTGGATCTGGAAGAAGCGGAGAAGCGAAAAGCGGAAATGGAAAGCATGGTGGAGGAAAGCGGATTGGAACAGTACAACAGATTTTGCATGTTGAAATATGGGACATTGCCGACAAATAACTGTTGGTTATGTGAATACGAAAGTCAGTTTGTGGAGGAAATGGGAATGTGCATTCATGGAGAGGAGGAAGGATTTTGGATCATTTGAGAGGGATGGTTTGCAGAGGGATCGTCTGGGTGGTTTGTTGGTGGAATAAGGGAAGAATGCCGTTTTGAGGTGAGAACATGAAGAAATTATGCGAGCTGAAGGATGACGAGAAAGTTATTGTCAAATACAAAGAAGGCATGACAGAAGTCATTGATGCAGGGGAAATCGAAAGCTGCATTGCCTACAACGAAGGATTTTCATTGGAATTTCACACAGCCGTAAAAGATACCTTAAAAATTGATGCAAAAACATTGATAACCACGCTGACGGAAATGCTTGGGGATGATCAGTATGAAGATTGGGCGGAGGATATGTTTTATGAGTTGATTGGAGAAAAAGAAACACAGGAATTTGTGGAAGCATTTAACAGAGCAGCGGAAAATAGAGCGACATACTGTATAGGTGAAGCGATTGATCTGGAAAATTAGGAGGAGCGGTATGAAAGAATTGAAAATCTATTTGGAAATCATGGGGCTTGCGGAGGATGAAAACGGAAATCCAGATGCAGCGGGTTTGAGCATTGGCGGAAACATGGTACCAGAGGATGAGTACGAAGAAAAAATGGAGGAAATCAGACAGAAAGTGACCATCAAAGATGTTCTGTGGTTCACAGGATTGGGAATGTTTGTGGAGGAAAAAGACTGCCGGTTTATTTTTCAGGAGGAATATGAGGAAAAGTACGGGGAGGACTGACCATGGATACATATAAAAAAATTGAGATGTTTTTATGTGCGCAGAAAGAAGCGGAAAAGCAAGGGAAGCATGAATTTACTTGCCCCCTTTGCGGCGGACGTGCGAAGTGGGTTAGATATTCTCCTAACGACCATTTGCACGTAGGGTGTGAAAAATGTGAATTTCACATAATGGAGTAGGAGTGATAAGTATGCAGAAGCCATTATATGCGGATGCCATTGCTTATTTTGAAAAGCTGGAAAAGAAACATGACTACCAGGCAAACAAGGCAAAGTGGCAGGGACGCAGTGAGCAGGAGACCGAAAACATCCAGCGGAAAAAGGAATATGCAAGGATGGCAGCGGAAGCGTTGCGGGAAGTGGGAGGAAAACAAAGTATGAAAGTGGGAGATAGAATCAGAAATATGAATAATGAGGAATTGGCAAAATTCCTGTCAGAAGAAGTAGTGAAAGTAGAATATGCCTGTCATGTAGTTTTTGATAAGCCTTTTGGAGAAGACAAGGTAAAACAACAGAAACAGGAATTTTTTGAAAAATACAAGTACTTGATGGAAAAAGAGATATAAGCAATTAGAAATTTTGAAAGTTGGGTGATGAAAATGAATTGTAAAAAGTGTATCCACGATCCAATATGCCAATTATGGAGAGACCAAGAAAAGCAGGACGCATCCTGCTATGTGGAGGAAGCATGCTTCATGGGTGTGAAAGAGGTACTGAACTGGACAAAGGTCAGCCTTGAGAACAGAAAAAAAGAACTTTTGAAGGAAAAAGAGGAACTGAAAAGAGAGAAAAAGAAGCTGCGAAAGGAAAAATATCCATGGGGAACCCGATGAACGTAAAAAAACACTTGAAACAGCTGGTCTGCCCATGTAAGGACTGCCGGAAGCGGCATGAAAAATGCCATGGCAGCTGTGACCAGTACAAAAACTGGGATGCAGAACAGAAAAAGCTGAAAGCGGAAATGTGGAAGGAAAGAAAATCAGAACATGAAGCGGATGAGCGGAAAAAGGCAGCAGTGCGGAGTTACATAAGGAGGAAGAAGCAGAGATGAATAAAGTGGTATTGATGGGCAGGCTGACAAAGAATCCAGAGATCCGATACGCCGAGGGAGAAAATCCGGTTGCAGTAGGGCGGTATACGCTGGCAGTCAACCGAAGATGGAAGAAGGAAGGCGAATCGGAAGCGGATTTTATCCCATGTATTGTGTTTGGGAAGTCTGCTACCTTTGCGGAGAAATATTTTTCCAAAGGGCAGTTGATTTGCATCGTTGGGCGTTTGCAGATGAACAACTGGACGGACAGGGACGGCAATAAACGAAGGAGCATGGAAGTGGTCGTGGAGGAACAGCACTTTGCAGGCAGTAAAAACGAGAATCAGGAGCCTAGGAGAGAGCCAGCACAGGATGGGTTTTATCCGGTGAGTGAGGATATCGAGGATGATGATCTGCCGTTTTGAGAGGTGAAGGTATGAAAACATTGATCAAATACCCAGGCAGCAAATGGAGAATTGCAGAATGGATCATATCATTTTTCCCAGAACATCACAGCTATTTGGAACCGTTTTTCGGAAGTGGCGCCGTACTTTTCAACAAAGAAAGAAGTCACATCGAAACCATAAATGATATGGACGGGGATGTGGTGAATTTTTTCGACTGGGTGAAGCGTGACCCGGAACGGCTGGCAAATGCGGTATGGAAGACACCATATAGCAGAAAAGAATACGACAGGTCATTTCAAAAACAAAAGGATGATTTTCAAAGAGCATTGTCATTCTGTGTAAAACTGAATATGGGACATGGGTTTCGGACTTCTGGCGGAAAAGTAGGATGGAAAATGGATGTGCAAGGAAGGGAAAGAGCGTATGCACTGAGAGATTGGAACCAATTCCCGGAACGGATTATAGAGGCAGCGGCCAGATTGAAAGAAGTACAGATAGAATGTAGACCAGCACTGGATGTGATCAGGCGGTTTGATTTTGAGAATGTGTTGATATACGCAGATCCGCCGTATCTGCTGGAAACGAGATATGGGAAGCAGTACAGACAGGAAATGACAAAGAAAGACCATATAGAGCTGCTGGAAGTGTTGATGGAAAGTAAGGCAAAAGTGATTTTAAGCGGATATGAAAGCAGCCTATACGACAAAATGCTGGATGGATGGCAGAAAGCATACATAGAAAGTATCACACAAAATGTGCAGAAAAAAAGAATGGAAGTCATTTACATGAATTTTGTACCTGAAAAGCAGATGGAGTTATTTTGAGGAGGGAAAGGCATGTATAAAATATTAGAAAAAATGGAAGCTGCTGCGGAAGAAGAATACGAGAAAATCTTAGCAAAGTGGGGAGTGTTCCACAGCGCCCATGAAGGATATGCAGTTTTACAGGAAGAAGTGGAAGAAGCCCAGGAAGAAATGGAAAGTCTGCGAGAAGACATGAAAGCACTATGGGGCAAGATCAGAGAAGATGCGGAGGACGAAGCGGCAGGGATCGCAGAAGAAATCTATAACGATGCCATGAAATGTGCAGCGGAGCTGATGCAGGTGGGAGCCGTATGTTTACGGTTCATCAACAGCAATGGAAAGGATTGGGGAAGATGAAGAAGAAAAAAACGAGGATGTGTACGCTGTTCAACTGCGACCGCAGGCATGGAAATGTATGCTGTGCGGACTGCGGGTTCAGACCAAAATGCAAGAATAGCTGCCAGAATGAGCCGGAGAAATGCGGTTGCGTGAAAGGGGACGAAGACCATGAAGAAAAATGCGTATGACGCCGGGAGAGAGGACGGGCTGTATCTGGCGTTAAAGATCGTCAGAGAAGGCGGGCTGGAAGCGTTGGAAAAGGAGATCCGGTTTCGGAATATCACAGGGATCAAAACATCCTTTGCCATGAAGGAGATAGAAGGAGCTACGCAGGAGATCAAAAACAATACCATTGATACGGTAACTTGCCTTGCGGTACATACCCTCCATGATGAATTTGGTTTCGGAAAAGAAAGGGCGGCAAGATTTATGGAGCGGTTTCAGGAAAAAACATCTTGTTTGATTCATGAACTTGTTTTCTGGGAGGATATTGTGGAAGAAAACAAAAAGATGGGGATTGAAACAAAAATCAGGATGCTGGAGTGAGGTGGTGAGATGTGCCGAACGGATGCATCATCGTGAAATGCCCGTATTTTGTGCGGGAGAATCAAACAACAATCTTTTGTGAAAGCAATATCGGCAGTGGATTTTATGCACAGGTTTTTCGGACAAGTGTGGAAAAATCAAAGTATATGCGGGCGCATTGTGCGAATTTCCCAGACATGAACTGCCCTTATGCGGACTATTTAAACGACATTTACGGAGGAGAAGAAGAATGACAACTGCGGAAAAACTGAAAAAAGCAGAACAGAAAGTGAAGCGGCTGGAAGCACAGGTGAGAGGGCTCCAGAGATCCGGCGCATATCTGAAAGAATCATATGGAAAGTTGGAAATGATCAGAGGGCGTGAGCGGGAAGCCATGAAGGCGGAAGCGGACCTGCTGCGGACGATCCTGGAATGTGCAGTGGTAAAGATGGGAGGACTGGAACTGGAAACAGAAGGCATGGTAAAGATGCTGGAAGGAAAGGAAATCGAGTATCAGGCAGACCCGGAAAAGCATGTGATCTGTATAACAGTGAAGGACAAGGTGTAACTTGTTGGTAACTTGCTGGTAATTTGTTGGGGTGGGGGACAGGAAAAAACAGATATGATACAATCAGGATGTACGTTTTTTCTCACCCCTGTATTTTACGGAAAAAGGCATCAGACAGAAGTCTGATGTCTTTTTTTATTGCTCTGGGCATGGGGGAAAATGGTGCAAGGTTATGTCAAAATGGAAAAAACGGGGCAAAGGAGGGGTTTTGGTATGCAGGCGAGGGATTGGACTGCCATAGAAAATGAATACGTTACAGGCGAGATAAGCCTGCAAAAATTAAGCGAAAAATACGAGATACCACTACGCACCATCAAGGACAGGAGCCGAAAAGGCGAGTGGAGCCGGAAGAAGAAAGAATTCTGCGCTGAGACCGCACAAAAGGCAAGACAAAAAATCATGAAAAAAGAAGCTGCCAGACTGGAAAAGCTGAAGGGGGTAGCGGAGGAGCTGGCGGACATCATCAGCCGAGATGTGGAACAGCTGAAAGAGCAGCATGGAAAGAGCAAAACACTGACGGAAAGCGATGTGAAAATGATCAAAGAGTTGACGGTGGCGCTGAAAAACATTGCCGATGTCATGCGGGACGTTTACGGACTGCCTACCATTCGAGAAAAAGTGCTGCTGGAAAAACACAAGGAATGGAGAAAATCAATAAAAGATGCGGAAAAGGTCACAGGCGGCGTGATCTTCCTGCCGGAGGTATTGGAGGTGGTGGAAGATGCGGACCATTTGGACGCCACAGCCGAAACAGATTGAGTTTTTGCAGCGGGGGGAGTATGAAGCATTTTACGGCGGAGCTGCCGGAGGCGGCAAAAGCGATTCCCTTTTGATGGAGGCATTGCGGCAGGTGCATTTGCCAAATTACAGAGCGTTGATCATGAGAAAGACATTTCCGCAGATGACAGAACTCATAGACAGAAGCGAGGAATTATATCCACAGGCGTTTCCAGGCGCAAAATTCAACGGAAGCGAGCACGTCTGGAAGTTTCCAAAAGGAGCGAAGATCTATTTCGGTTCCATGCAATATACCAAGGATAAGACAAAGTATCAGGGGAAACATTTCGATTTCATCGGATTCGACGAACTGACACATTTTACTTACGACGAATATACCTATTTGTTTTCCCGGAACAGACCGTCAGGACCGGGAACACGGGTTTATATGCGGGCAACGGGAAACCCCGGCGGGGTCGGTCATGGGTGGGTGAAGTCAAGGTTTATCACGGCGGCACCGCCAAAGACGACCATATGGGAGAAATACAAAATTGAAACACCAGACGGGAAGCAGCTGGAAATGAAGCGGAACCGGATATTCATTCCATCATCGGTATTTGACAATCAGGAACTTTTACGAAACAACCCGGAATACCTGGCATCTCTGGCGATGCTGCCGGAAAGCGAGAAGCGGGCGTTATTATACGGCGATTGGGACAGCTTTAATGGGCAGGTTTTCAAGGAATGGAGGGACGACCCGGATGGATACGAAAGCCGGAGATTTTCCCATGTGATCAATCCATTTGAGATACCAAGTCACTGGCAAGTGGTACGAGGGTTTGACTTTGGGTATGCGAAGCCCTTTTCCGTTGGGTGGTATGCCGTAGACGAAAAAGGCGTCATGTATCGCATTGCGGAGTATTACGGCTGTACCGGGACACCAAACGAGGGGATCAAAATTACACCACAGGAAATTGCGGCGAATATCAGAGAAATGGAGCGTACACATCCGTTATTGAAAGACAGGGAGATATATGGCATCGCTGACCCTTCTATCTTTGACAAGAGCCGGGGGGAAAGTGTGGCAGGCATGATGGAGCAGCACCCATATTACATATTGTGGGAGAAAGGGGATAACACCAGACTGGCGGGAAAGATGCAGTTTCATTACCGGCTGGCTTTTGATCAGGAAGGGAAGTCCATGTTTTATTGTTTCAAAACCTGTAAGCACTTCATACGGACCATACCAAACCTTGTATATGACGAAAGCAGGGTGGAGGACATCGATACAAACGGTGAGGATCATATTTACGATGAGTGCCGATATGTTTTCATGTCAAAGCCCATCGCGAAACCACGTCAGATAGAGCGGTTTCTGCCGCCGGAAGATCCTCTGGACCTTTACGCAGAGGAAAGAAACAGCGACAAGTACGAATTTTACCGGATTTGAGGAGGGAGAACATGATCGAACAGAGCAAAGTCAGAGAAGGGGAAAGAATGATAGATCAGAACAAAGTCAGAGAAGGCGAAAGCATTTTACAGGAGTACAAAAACGGAAAGACCGCACTGGAAAAGCGTGTCATCGCCAACGAACAATGGTACAAGATGCGGCACTGGGAGCAGATCCGCAGAAAGGACAAGGGACCACAGACAGCGTCTGCATGGCTGTTTAATTCCTTAGCCAACAAGCACGCAGACGCCATGGACAACTACCCACAGGCAAACCTTTTGCCCCGTGAGGAGCGGGACAAACAGGATGCGGAGCAGTTATCCAAAATCGTGCCGGTGGTCATGGAGCAGAACGGATTTGAACAGACCTACAACGACGAATGGTGGGACAAGCTGAAGAACGGTACCGGGGTTTTCGGTGTGTTCTGGAATGCGGAAAAGGAAAACGGACTGGGGGATATTGAGATCCGTGACGTGGACATGCTGAACATATTCTGGGAGCCGGGGATTTCGGACATCCAGAACAGCCGGAATGTATTTACCATAGCGTTGGTGGATACGGACATTTTGCAGGAAATCTATCCTGATATGCGGTTCAAAGGTGACGGGGCGTTGAATACGGCGGAGTATATCCACGACAGCGCCATTGACACTTCCAAAAAATCCATTGTGGTGGACTGGTATTACAAAAAGAGAGTAGGCACAAAGCTGGTGCTGCATCTGATCAAATTCTGTGAGGGGAATCTGCTGTATGCTTCAGAGAATGAGGAAGGCATGGAGAACGGTATTTATGACCATGGGAAATATCCCTTTGTGTTTGATGTGCTTTTCCCGGAAAAGGACAGCCCGGCAGGGTTTGGGTATGTAGACATCATGAAGGACGCCCAGATCAGCATTGACAATATGTGGATTTCCTTTGAAAAAAATGTGAAGCAGCAGGCAGAGCCGAGATATTTCCGCAAACAGGGGGCGGGCATCAATGACAAACAGTTTGCGGATTTATCCAATTCCATTGTGGACTATACAGGGGATCCAAACGACATTTTGCCCATACAAGTGAATCCAGTCAGCGGTATTGCAACCAATCTGTATCAGATGAAAATTGAAGAACTGAAAGAAACATCGGCAAACAGGGATTTTTCTCAGGGGAGTACAGCAAGCGGCGTGACAGCGGCGTCTGCCATTGCTGCGTTGCAGGAAGCGGGGAGCAAGACAAGCAGGGATATGATCAAAGCCAGCTACCGGGCATATGTGGAAGTGGTTTCTCTGGTGGTGGAGCTGATCCGGCAGTTTTACGACCTGCCGCGGGAATTTCGCATTACAGGTGTGGGCGGTGACACTTTTGTTTCATATGACAACAGCAACATCAAACCACAGCCCAGGGAAACGGTCATGGGTGTTGAGGTGGGCGGCAGAAAGCCTATTTTTGACATCAAAATTACCAGTCAGAAAAGCAGCCCATTTTCCAGAATCGCCCAGAACGAACTGGCAAAGGAACTGTATGGAGCGGGACTGTTTAACCCGGAACTGGTGGATCAGGCGCTGATCTGTCTGGAGATGATGGACTTTGAAGGGAAAGACGCCATTGTGCGGAAAGTGGCGCAGAACGGTACCATGATGCAGCAAATGGAACAGATGCAGGCACAGATCGTACAGATGGCAGGCATCATCGACAAGCTGACAGGAAAAGACCTGACGGGAGCCGTGACACAAGGGACGGTGGGAGCGCCTATGCCAAACAAGGTGGAAGGGACAGGCACCAGTGTGAACCCTTTGGGGGATGCGCAGAAAACCAGTAAGCAGAACATTACAGACAAGGCAAGGCGGACGACGCAGGAACGGACAGCCGTGAAGTAAAAAAACTTTGCGTCTCAGGCAGAGCCCTCAAGCCGCAAAGTTGGAGACAGAG